GTTCTACTGTATCTAATGATAAAGCATTACCTGTAGGACTTATATTTGCGTCAGCAGTTATTGTAACATTACCTGTAGCCAAGGTCAACGAGTTTCCAGAAGGGGTCACATTGGTATCTATATTAACAGTAAATGCACCTAAACCTAAAGATACGGCATTTCCTGTGACCGTATGATTAGCGTCAGCAGTAATAGTTAAAGTTCCTGTGCCTAATGTTACCTGGTTTGCCGTTAGATTTTCTGTAACAGCATCTGCGATAATACCCACACTACCGATCGTGATAGATAGACTATTACCCGTTACGACTACAGCTACATCACCTTCTGGTCCCGATGTAGCAAATGGTAATGCTGATATTGCGTCAAATCCTAAACTCATAAATAATCCTTAAAAGGAGACACGGGGTATGTGGTGGTGCCGTGCCTCCATCTAAGGATTATATCATCGTTTGAACCAGGAAGGAAGACCTAAATGTGGACGTTTGTCGAACATATTATCTTTAGCTCCCGGTGTTTTACGATTGTTATAATGCAGAAAAACCTGTACGCATTCTTTGCCTTTAAACTTTTCTCGCCAATGTTCTAGCTCACAGCCAGAATAAACCAACATATCTCCTGGTTTTAAATCTACTCTAACACCTTTCTTACCAACCTCTCCAGATGGTTCTAAATATATTGGCCAATCATCACCACCAAGATTCATGGTGGTAGATATCTCACAACTAAATCTATCTTTGTGTCTTTTAAGTTCATCACCTTTTTTATATATTCTTGCATAGGTGTAGGCTGGATATAATTTTAATCCTGTTGCTTTTTCCATTTCTGGTTGACACTTAAGCAATAAAGTCTCCATAGCCATGTTTGCATATTGAGAATAAGTGTTTGGTATCTGTCCATTAGGCTCTTCATAATATCCGAGTATATTTTCAAATGGTGAGAAGTATCTGGTTTGACGACAGGTATCATAAACTTGTTTCTGCATTCTAAAATAGTTTGCAATAAATGTTGCAAGATCTTTTGATATTGCTTGTTTAATAATTGTATATTTTTTCTTTTTAAACATCTTTAGCCATTTCTTTTGGCAAAGCCTGTATGTTCCAGTGTATAAATCTAAATGGCTCTTTACCATGATCAACTGCATATTCATGCTCTAAATAACCAGGAAATATAATTAATGTCCCTGGTTTGGGTCGTATGTGAAATTGTTCGTGACCTGCCCATACACCTTTTAAATCTGGTTTCATTTTTAATTTTGTACATCTTGCACCAGTCTTCGGCTCGTGAAATATAGGGAATGATGTTTTATCACTACACTTTAAAAAATAAAAACCTGATACGTGTTGATTCCAATGTATGTGTGCAGAGTGATGACCACCACCTTTTTTAGCAAACTCTTGCACCCACATCTCACTAAACATTGTTGTGTATTGTGACATATCATAACCTTGGTGATCTAAATATTCCCAAGATTTTTGACCAATATAATTTTTAAAATCTAAAAAATCATTGTCAGCTGTTAGTGGTGTTGAATGATATGATCTTCCAAAATCACCGTGTTTTTTTATATATTCTTTTTCTCTTTTACGAGCATCAGCAATATATTTATTACTAGCTTTATTAAGTGATTTGACAAACTCTGGTTTTTCTTCATTCCAAATCACAGTTGGAAAATAACTATTTATATACATTATCTAAAAGGCCTTCCTAAATGCCATACCACAAGACTATATCTTGTGCCTGATGTTACTGGTTTAACTCTATGCCACACAAAACTAGGAAATACAATAATAGATCCTTTTGGTAATATTTCTTTACATTGTATTCTATGTTTTGATTCGTCTCGCATATGTGGATCATAATTTCTAAAATCAAACTCTAATTCACCACCTGTGTATTCTGATCCATCTGTTAGCTGACAGGTCATCGATAGTTTTCTAATCTTACCATGCTCTGGTGTATTTGGTTTATCATAAGGTTTATCCCAACCATCACAATGCCAATCATAATATTGATTTAATTTATATTTTGTAAATTGACAAGATTCAGATCTTTCCCAATCAAAATTCCAACCAGCAGCTCTATTTGCTTCGTGTACATAGGGGTGTAATTCTTTATATATCCAGGTATCATTAAGCCATACTAAATCAGATTTTCTTTTACGCTGCATATTTTTAACCTCATCCTCTTTTAATTTTCTATCTCCATATCCACCAGTTCTAGCCATAACTTCTTTTTGTGCATTTGCATATTGTATTACTTCATCACAGAATTTAGGTGTCAACGCACCACTAAAATACCAATAATAATTAGATATATTCATATGTTATAGTTTGCACAAAATTTAAACTATCCTTTTGATTATTTGTTAAGTAATACATATTAGTTGATGGAAACATAATAAACATATTGTTTTTAAGTGGTATATCCCAAGATCTTCCTTTACGTCTATTATCTTCAAAGTGTATTCTGACCATACAATCTTTGACTTTTACACCATACAATAATGTAAAATCTGGTGAGTTACGTAAATCCACTGGATCTATATTTAATAACGGAATTGTAGTCTCGTTAGGTTTATAGATGTTACCCCACGTTTCTTTGTTAACTAAATTAAAACCATAATCAAGACCAACGTGATCTCGCATATAGGTATTTAACATATCCCAAGTTCTTGAGAATGGAAATTTTTTGTTTTGAATTTGTGATTGTAAGATGTCACCTGATAATTTATCTCGATCAATGTCCCAATTTTTAGGCATTGCCACATCACCATAATATAATGCTATTTCAGATAATACTTTCTTTTGCATACCACATACCTTTGTAATTTAATCTGATAGGCCTGTCAAGTCCCAAGACTGGCTCTCTTCATTCCATATATAATGTTGCAGATTTGTTTGTTGTTCTTCTGTTAATGCAGGAGGATCTCCAATTGGGGATTGCCATCTAGCTTCAGTTGTATTTTTTACCCAAGAAGCGTAAGGTTTTTTAGGCCAAAAAATCTGATTATCTTCATCCCATTCAAAACCTATACCTGCGTAGTTACCTCTTAAAGGTGTCCCACCTAATTTGTGTTGTCCGCCTTGTGTATTGTAAGATGTTTGAATCCACATCTGTGCAGGCCAATTATTGTGTAATTCTAAATATTGTTGACCTACTGTTTCATCTTCAACACCATCAGCATTTAACATATCTTTATTATCTAAAGTTAATACTGATATAACTTTTCCGTTAGCTCCTAGTTTTGCAAAGTGTGCCATAATGTTTCTCCTTATATATTAATTTTAATTATCATTCAACTATTGAAATACATACCTTATTATTACTATACCACTACCACCATTTGAACCAGTAGATGGAAAGGGACTATGTGTTGGACCAGCTGACCCACCACCACCGCCACCGCCAGTGTTATCAGTTCCGTTTGTTCCTGTTACTCCACCAGGAGAAGGGGCCGTAGATCCACCAGTTCCTCCACCACCAGTTCCACCAGCTCCACCACCTCCTTCGGTGGTCGCTGCAGAGTATCCTCCACCACCGCCACCACCAGCATAGGCTACTGGAGAACCTGTAATATTTGTTGTAGCACCAGCTCCACCATCTCCTGCAGGTGCAGGAGTTGCACCTGGACTTGTCGCTCCAACCGCAGTAGCTCCACCGCCACCACCTCCTCTATCGTTAGTAGGGTTTGTTACTTGCATTCCATCTCCGCCATCCTTGCCTTGTGGTGGACTTACTGGAGGTGTATTTCCTGTTCCTCCAGGTGCTGCTGGGCCTGGACTAGGGGTATCTTGTTTTCTACCACCTGCACCTCCACCTGAACCACCAGGATTCCCTTGTAAAAAGGGTGTTGCACCAGGATTATTAGGAGAGTTTCCTCTTCCACCAAATCCTCCTCCTATTGATGTAATTGTTGAAAAAACTGAATTTGCGCCATTAGTTGCAGCAACGTAAGGATTATTATATTGAGAATCACCTACTCCTGCTGTACCACCTCCTCCAACTGTTATTGGAAAAGCTTGTGCTGAAACTATTACTGCTGTTCCACCTGGGTTACCATTTAATGGACTTGCTGTGTAAGAATCTGCTGGACCTTTATATTCTCTGAAACCACCAGCTCCACCTCCACCTGATCCCTCTTGATTTGATGTTCCACCACCACCAGCTACCACTAGGTATGAAACTTCATTATTAGCTGATTGTGCTGAGGCTGCAGATACACAAAATGTTCCAGGACCTGTAAATGTATGAATTTTAAAATTACCGCAAGTTGTTATTGTACCACCTGTTGCTGAAATAAAAGTTTGTCCAGTTTGAGAAGATTCTGTTTCTTGAACATTAATCCAACCTTTTGTTGAATCTACATATACAAAAGTTGCTGCTTGACCATTAACACTTAATCTTGCACTTGAAGCAATACCACCAATTTTTTCAGAACCATTAGGGCTAATAATTAAATTATGTGTTGCAAAATTTCTTGCGTAATCAGAAACTGCAACTATTGCTCCAGCGGAACCTGCAGGTAAATTTACTGTTATAGAACTTCCTGAATTAATAAAATAACCTTCACCACTTGCTGCAGTAAAAGTGCTTGTCTTTGGAGTTGTTTGCCAATCTACACTACCTGATCTTCCAAATCCTGTTTGAGTAGCTCCAGATGCTAAAGTAACAGCTGTACCACAACCACCTAAAGTTAGGGTCGAACCATTTCTTTTATCTATTTCATTTACTTTTATTTTACTCATAATCTACCTATTGAAACCTATATCTTATTATTACTATTCCACTACCACCAGTTGCGCCAGTTTTAGCATTCGAACCTGATGCTCCACCACCACCACCTGTATTGTCACCTCCTGCTCCACCATCACCTGAAGATGCATTTGCACCTGAGTTCAAAGCACTACCACCTCCTGTGCCTTGTGCACCACTTGGCATAGATCCACCACCTCCGCCACCACCTAGTCCACCATTTCCTCCTTGTCTACTTGATTCACTTCCTCCTCCACCACCACCTGACCAATAATGTCCTGTGCCATTTATATTAACTTGTAATCCAACACCTCCATTACCTGCTTGTGGTGGTCCTGAATCTGCACCGACTGCACCAGCTCCTCCACCTCCACCACCAGCAAATATAGAAGGACCTCCATCTCCACCAGTATTCCCTTGATTAGGAGTTGTTGGGGGCGTATTTCCTGCACCACCTGTTCCACATTGACTTCCACCACCACCACCTGAACCACCTGCA